CGTTAGCGTAGTCACCCACAATTGTTGTAGATTGAAAGTTACATTGACAATTTGAACGATGACGTGTGAAATTACCGTTAGTTAAGTAAGCACGTTCATGCCACGCGCCAGTAGCAACATCGTATACCCATGTGGCATTGCCAGTAGGAAACGATATAACGTAGAACGCATGACCTTCTTGTTGGTATGTGTAAGCCACAGCGTCGGATATGTCGGTGTATCCTTGGATAGCGTATTCGATGGCATGTGTGGACACGCGCTGTGCAGCATAGCCGTTAGACCTGTAAATAACACCGAACCCCCGTGGGTCGTTGCCTAACCAAAACAATGAGTTATCTAGTTTTGCTACAGAATAAGGTGCAATACAGCCTGTCTCGTTAAACGCACCTTGAATCGGTATTAACGGGAAGTCGGTAGCACCGGAGTCATACCAAACCTCTGTCGTGTCCGTACCGAATACCCATAGCTCACGGTGGATAGAGTTAACGGCTACAACGCCGTCAGGTGAACCCTCAGCACTAGCAAAATCTAGCGGATCAACGGATGTACCGTCTAGTAGCTGTGTAATCCATATCTTTTGGCTGTCAGGCTCATTGTATACAAAGTATCCATCTAAATAAGTGACAGTGCCTGCGCCAGTAAAGTCAGGGTCTGTAATCTTAGCAAATGCGTCTGTCACTTCATTGTAGATGTAACCGCTAGGGTTGGCTGCAATAAAGATTTGTATGCCGTTATCGGCAAACGTGACTGGCCCAGTGCCATCTACTTCACCGATGTACTCGTAAGTGTAGTCGGTGTTGATGCGGTAAAAGCCTGTGCCTGATACGCAATACGCATCGGTGCCATTGGTTTGATGCGCCCATAGACCTCGAATAGGGCCTGAGCCTATGGTAACTAATTTAGTTAAGCCTGGCGCACGGTTAAGATACCCTATTTCAAGACCGTTTTCAGGTGTTTGTTCCGGAAACAAATTAACCATGCGGTTATCCGCTGCATTAATGCTCCGTGCTACATAAGATTGACCAAGAATAGGAGTTTTCATAATTTACACGTATGAAGGATACCATTTAGTTGTAGTCACATCATAAGTCATAGTCAATGCTCTATTAACGACTGCTGTACCTAAAACTGCAATATTACCTGCGGCAGTCCATGTAAATGCGCCTGTGGGTATTAAAATAATTGAACCCCCACCTGCGGATATAGGGCTTGGCGCGGTTATATTCACTACCGCCGTAGTGCCGCTAACAAAACTAATTGGATTAGTTGGCGCAATAGTTGTAGCGCTTGCAATAGTTGGCGCGGCTGCTGTAGTTGCTATTAGCCCTGAAAATTTAACGTCTGTAAACGTAGGGCTACCTGTACAGTTAGTCAACACGCCACTAGCAGGTGTACCTAAGACTGGCGTTACCATAACCATGCTAGTGCTAGTACACGCAGAAATATTACCGCTTGCTACAGTGCCTAATACAGGTGCAGTCATAGTCGGTGAAGATATTATAGGTGACGTAATTGTAGGTGATGTTAATGTAGCTGTAGCTAATGTAGGACTTGTGTTAAACACCAATGCCCCTGTGCCTGTTTCATCTGTTACCGCAGATGCTAAGTTTGCGCTTGATGGCGTAGCTAAGAAAGTTGCAACTCCACTACCTAACCCACTAATCCCTGTTGCTACTGGCAACCCAGTACAATTAGTCAACGTACCTGATTGAGGTATGCCTAATATAGGGGTTGTAAGTGTAGAGTTAGTAAATAGTTTTGTATTGGTAAGCTGTTTAGTTACGCCACTTTGAACAATAGGCATTACGTCTGTATTTACCGCTACCGTTGCCACGGGTAAAGCTGAAATGGTTATGTCGGTCATATTAATAGTTCCCTGCAAAAATGTTGTAGCGTTGACGAGTGCCTACAATGCTGTAAGGCAAGGACATAATGTCGTCAGGGTTGTTGATGCGTTTCAAATCACGTTTAGATGTCATCGCAATGCGTGACACAGTAGGTGATGGCTCTACGCCAAACTCAGGCGCTATCTCGCAAGCTAAGTTGTATTTAAACGCACGTAGATAGCCAGGGGGGAAATGCAAAACTGTAGCCAATGTAGCAGGTTGAGTTAACTCTTCTACCGATACAAAGTGCCACTCTAGGACTTTTGTAGGTTTTGGGTATACATACATCTCAACGTCAGGGTATGTCATGTTTACCCATATCACTTGTGGGTAGGTACTTGTTACAGTTTTAACCGCAATACCGTTGTATTGTTGTTGGTTAATAAACTTAATACCAAAAGAGATTCCGCTTGATGGGTCTTTAAAATAAGATGAGTCATCAAATAATATAGGACGATTGCCTACAAAGTCACCGGTAGGGCCTAATGTTCTTGACAATACATTTGGTGGCCAGCTAAACACTTGATCTTGGGTTGAGTACACGGCTAATCGCTCAGTGTTCCAACTGTCAATCATTTGGTTTAACGCAACTAATGCGTCTTGTGAGGTTGCGGCAGATGGAGTTTCGCCTTCGGCTAAAATGCCAAGTAATCGTAACGCTCCATTAATTTGATCGCCTGCGGTAGTGGCCATATTACGGCTCCTTATTCTTTTCTACGTCGTTTGACATCCAGCGTATTGACGGGAGCCGCTTCAACTTTAACTTCAGCTTTAGCTTCAGTTTTAATTGGCGTATCAGGATTATACTCTATCCATCCGTTTTGTGCATCAGCTTCAGCTTCCTCAATCATAGTAGCTACTTTAGTACCATGAACGGGGTGTCTTAAATATATGGTTGGCATGTTTTTTCCGATAAATAAAGAGGAGGTTTTTAGGCCCCCTCTTTTACATTATGGCAATAAGCCGTAAGTTTTTAGTTTTGTTTCTAATTGTGCTACGCGAGTTTGCAAATTGGCAACAACTGATAAAACAGAGTTACCTTCATCTTTAGTTGCAAAACCGAAAGGTGTTGTTTGAGTTAAATCTTGAATTGCATAGTCAGGTGTGCCAGGTGCAGTAGACGTAATGGTAGTCAAGGCAGCGGTATTAGCCGCAACTTGAGGTACAAACGTAGCTCCATCTAACAACGGATCTGCATAAGCAACGCCAATTGGTTTGGTATTGTTAGCCATGATTTTAATCCTTTAAAAGCCCCACCCCGAAGGGTGGGGTACTACATTAAGCAATACGGTAGAACACGTATGTAGCGTCACCAGTCTTACGAACACGCCATGCACATGAAGTTGCCGCTGCAACAGCAGCAACACCCACTAAAGTGCAACCAGTGTTAGCAGTTACTGTAGCAGCATCAGCGTCGTCTGTATTGATGATAGAAAAATCAAAAGAGCTATCTACTTTCATGCTTGAAAAAGCAGCATCAAGAGCAGCACCAGTTGGAACGGTCAAAGCAACCGCTGCGCCTGTGTATGTGATGATGCCTGTTGCTAATTCAGCAGCAGTTAAAGTTGCTGCTGCTGTTTTAGCTGTAGGAGCCGTTTGAGTACCTAGTATTACTTCAGTTAAGTTACCATCACCAACTTGATAACCGCCTGCACCATTTGCTAGAGCCATGATATATTCCTTTTCTTAATTGATTAAAGAACCCCCACCGAAGTGGGGATTACTTAGACTAACCCCAAATACGGGCAGCCATTTGTGGACGAACAGCGCTGTAGCCATATAGAACGTCAATACGGCAAGGTAAGCGGTCATTGTTGATGTCATATTGACGGACAACACGTAGAGAGATACCGTTGTGTACTTGACGTGAAGCCATGTCAACGCCTTGTGGTAATAACAAGTCAGCAGTCGCAAAAGTGATTGCATCTTTATGGTATACCAAGTTTTGAGCGTATTGAGTAGAAGCTGCACCAACGAATGTAATAGCAGCACCGTCTTGTGGGAAGGCGCTGATAGTTGCCAAAGCGTTGTTTGGAGTGTACATAGCTGGTGAAACAGCGATGCTAGTCCAAGCGCCACCTGAAGCAGTGTTAGCAGCAGTCACAGTGAATTGTTGTAATGAACCAGTTGACTCACGAGTTTGTGGGTTAACTGCGTATACGTTAGCAACAGTGAACACGTCACCTACAGTAACTGTAGCTGAACCTGTACCGCCATCGATGCTGATAGTAGATTGGCCTTCAGTAGTGATTGTGCCATTTACTAAGATAGTATCGCTAGTAGAACGTGTACCAGTGGTGTGTTGTTTGATAGATTGAGACATGTTGACTTCTTCGAAGCCAAGAACGCCCATACCCATCATACCGTTACGGAATTGACGTGAAACTGTGTCAGTTGGGTTGAACAAACCTTTCATACCTTCAACTAGGCCCGCGTTGGCAGCTGGGTTAACAGTTGCGTAACGTGGAGACATAACAGCAGCGCCTTCGTTTAGTTTTTGTTGAGCTTGCAACAATACTAATGAAGTAGCAGGAGTAGTGCCTGGAGTACCTACTGAGTTGTAGATTGATTTGTAAGCATTAGCAACGTCTGCATCAACGCTAGAAGCCAATTGTGAGATACGTGGTTTCAATACACGTTCTGCAAAATCGTCTAATTGCATTGTTAATTCAGCAGATGTGAAGTTAACGCCAATGTGTTTTTGTGAAGCAACAGACAATGTTGTGTATTGTTCGTTGTCATCTTGCACTTGTAAAGCCGCGCCGTCAGTTACTAAAGCACGATCCGGTAAACGGATACGCAATGTAGAACCAATTTTAGCGCCTTCAACGGCAAAAGAATCGTCATATTGACGATTTACGTTACGTGTGATCACAAGGTTATTCTCTAGGATTTCTAGGGCTTTACGAGTGATCATATCAATGGTTAAGATTGAGTTTGACATGATATTTCCTTATTAAAAGTTAGCGGTTTCTTTTCGCTTCCCATGCCTTAGCTTGTCTAGCTCTTTCAGCAGCAATCCAATCAGACGTTGACATTGACTTAGTTGACCTAGGGTCAGTCGTGTCGTACGCTGGTGAACCGTTACCTTTAGCCGTGACAGGCGAAATAGGCGCAGGTGCGCTAGTTGTTTTCTTAATTACCGGCTCGTTAGCAATTTTTGCTTCAAGTCGGCCAATTTCTTTAGCTTGTAAGATTGGCGGTAACTGAGCAATCCGGTCAGCTTCCTTAATATTAGTCCCTAGGTAATAAGCCAGTTCGGGGCCAACATCAGATGCCTGAATGGATTGGGCCATCACGTCAGTAATAGGAACGCTGGGGTTATATGCAACTTGCTCGAAGTCATCATACTTAGCTCGTGCTTCTTCTTCTCTATCGTGGTAGGTCTCAATGATTTCACGCTGTTGCTTTTGTCTCTCTCTTTGCTCAAGCAGTTGTTCAGCTTTCTGCACTGCCAATGCTTCGGCGTATGCTTCTACTGTTTCAAATTGCTCAGGCGCAGGAAGATCTCTAGGCGTCGCAGGGGTTGAAGCCTGTGCAGCACGTTCTCTTTCCCATTTACGTTGTTCTCTTGCCAAGCGTTTGCCAATCGCAGCATCAAGTTCCTCTTGCGAGAATGTCTTGCTTGCTTCTGCTGGCTTTTCTTCCGACACTTCTACATCTTGTGCTACAGTTTCAGGAGCTGTCGTAACTTCTTCTACTGGCGCGGGTACTTCCGCTTGAACTTCTACTTCTTGGTTTTCACTCATTTTGTTTCCTTAGAAACCCTGGTGAAATGCACCAGTACATTTTTTATTATACGTTTAAAGCTGCTACTTTGTCTTGGAACGCTTTTACACGAGCGTCTAACGCAGCGCGGTCAGCGGCTAATTGTGCTTTGCCATTGGCTAATGTCTCGTCTAGCTTGGCTAGTGAGGCTTCTTTAGATGCTAGTTGCGTAGCCAATGCGTCTAATTGTTTTTCACGTAAGTCTAATGCTTTAGTGGCTGTCACTTCTATTTCAGCCAATTGTTTAGCCTGTGCGTCTATATTAACTTGTCTAATGTCAGCTTCGGCATTTTTACCTGCTGCTTTATCCAATAACTCGTCTGCTGACGCTTTCTTAGTCGCTGCGTACTTGTCCGCATCGGCCTTAGCTTTAATTGCATCCTCAACGGCAGACAATGCGCCTTGGCGTTTAGCCAATTCGTCTTTAGCCGCAACCAATTGAGCTACATCTGAGCTTAAATTTTTCTTGATGTAATCAAGGAATTTGCCTGCGTCTAGGCTACTTGCGTCATTAGTAATGTTCATTTTAGACCCCTATGCGTAATAGCTAATATTTATTTTAGCACCGCTAGTTTGCTCAATAAATTGGATTTGAGTTAAATCACCATCATATTGTAATGTAACACCTACCGCAAGTGGCATACCCACAGACGCAGTTGGCGCTACGCCGTCATCACGCCAGCGTACAGCTTGTGCTTCAGGTGTAATTAGTGCAATGGATGGAGTACCAGCTAAACCGCTAAGGTTTTTAGTTGGCACAGTTAAATTTGTCGCCGCGCTTAATGATGTAATTTGCTGATACCCTAAGCGCGAGGTAATTGCTTTTAAAGTTGTTGCCATCTAAATTCTCCTACTTTGTGTAAAGGATCGAATTTCGACCCATAATTGTTGTGCTGCAATAATAATACCCTGAAAAAACCCACCCGCAAAAAAACTGCCGCCAAAAAAGCTATTCATTAAAACGCTCCGCCTGATATGCCTGACGTGGCAGTTAATGTAGTCACAGTAATCGTGCCGCCTGTAATGGCCACAGAATTTGCGTTCTGTTCAGCCATTGTTCCTACGCCTGTTAAAGTATGATTAGCGTTCCATGCTATTGCACCGGTTGCACTAAAGCTATCATCAGCCGTAGTTGAGTGGGCAACAGCTATTGTCATGCTAAGAACCGTAATTTATACAAGGTTGATAGGTATAGCGCTACAATTTCGTCAATCAGATTCTGTATCGCAGTATCTGATTCTTCACACACTTTATAGCGGTCAGCTTCAATTTCTTCTAATTGATTTTGTAAGAAGTCAATGACGTTAGTAGTTTTTTTAGCAGACTGAAGCGATATAGGCCCCATCAAACCGTGACGGCCTTGGTAGGCTTCAGCAAAACCGTCTGCTAAGTCAATTATGCTCTCATAAAACTTCTGCAAAGCCTTATGTTTAGAGTAGCTTCTAGTATTTAGGTGGACGGAGTGCGTCACGTCTCTAGCTAAGAATAGTATTCCTACAAAGTCACAGGCTTTCATTGTTGTATTCCTTCTGGCGGCATCATTGGTTGTTCAGGTTGCATTTGTTCTTCAGGCATCATGCCTTCAGGCTGTTCAGCAGTTTCGTCAGGCATTTCTCTACCAGGCATCTCGCCAATTAAGTCGCCGCTGTCCATCATACCGTGAACTGTACCCATAACGATGTCTTGGATTTGTTCAGGTGACATGCTTGCCTGCACTGCGCTGATACGTTTAGTCTCAGCGTCGTATGCTTTAATGTTAGCCTCTTGTTCTTTAATAGCCATGTCTTGCGCTTCCATAGACTTGCTGACGTTTTGCAACATACCGTGCAATTGGTCTAGCTCTTGGCCCATGGCTTCAAGTTGTTGCTGTGCTGCTTGCAATGCTGGGTCTTCGTCGGCATCGCTTAGTAGTTTAGGATCGATAGTCTTAGCAAAGCGTTTAGCCATCTCTTGTGCGCCAGGCCAGTCCATGTTTTTAACGAATAAATCGCCAGCCACAGCCCATAGTTGCGGGTTGCCTTGCAATAGTTGGCTCATAGCGTCTAGTGACTCTTGACGTTTGGTCATGTAGCTTGGGCCAGTTGATACGCATACATCGTACTTACCAACGCTAGGATTGTAGATTTTTTCAATCACAATGCCTGACTCGTCAACAATTTTCTTCACTGGCTCGGCTTGTGATGGGTTAATTTTAGCCCGTTTTACTTCACCATCTACACCAATAATACGAGCAATACGCTCTGTATCGTAAATTTTAGGTATCATGTCAACTAATTGACGTCCACAGTGACGTATAGCACGCGCTAAATTGTCAACGTAGTGATATGTGCCTGTGTCACCTTGTTTTTCACGCGCTAAGATGGCACGGCCTGAGCGTTCGTTGCTTGTAGCCCCTAAACTGGAGTCGTATTGACCAGTTGAGGACTTAATATCGTCAGATGCACCAGCTTTAGCCTGTAATAGACCGCTAGACGCCATAGGCGGTTGAGCGCGTTGAGGTAATGGCAATACCGCACCAGCACCGTCTGTTACATCAGGGTTAACTTCCAAATACGGCCAGTTTGTCGTGTTGGCTGTCTTCCATTGTGTCTCGTAGCCCTCAAATTGACCGCCGTAACCTATGAATGGCGCTTTTGGTGCCAGTGCCAACATCTCGGCTTCTTGTGAAACCCAATAGTTGTACATACGTTGCGCGTCTTTTGCGTTACGAATCAAGCCTGACACGTATAAACGGCCATCAACTTCGTATTCGTTACCTACAACACGAATAACAGGTATAAATTTACCCGCCCATTCTTGTTCTTCTAGCACTTCAAAGCCGTTAGTTTTGAGCCATTTGACTCGTTTAACGTCTGCCATGCGTGATTTAAGCGGTTTTAAGCCTAAAGCCTTCAATTCTTTGTCTTCACGGCTGCCTTCTACGGCGCTCATGTTGCCCTGGTAGAGGTTTAGCTTGGTTGGCGTATGCTCGTAGTAAAAATACTCAGCAATACGCACTGTGTCTTCAGTTAACCACTGACTTAGTGAGGAATCACCTACACC